ACGCTCCTTTAACGCCGGTAAAAGTCAGCTCAATTGTGCCTTCTCCGGCCTTGTAGCTCACATCACCGGAAACAAAAGCGTCAGAAAGCGTGTAAACCTTCCCTGTCACCAGTTCCGCGGTGACAGTGAACTCCGTCCCATTCAACAGTTTCTTCAGCGGGAAATCCGCCGTAACATTGAATGTCCCCGAAATAGTCGGGGCAACCGCTTCCTCCGAATATCCGGCAAGCCCGGTAGACCCCATAACAGCCTCCCGCTTCACCTCCGTGGGCTGAATGGAAATCGAATTGGAACTGACAGAAAGCTGCTCTCCGTCAACCTTCAGGTAACACGTACCCGCAATGCCTTTAGCCATTTTCTAAATCCTCATTCGTTGTACTGAAGACGGAACTGAACCAGTGTCGCGAAAATCCGCAGCTGATTCACAAGATCGGGCGGCAGGAGTACATCTACCCGATTCGGGTCTGACGCGTTTCTCTCAACAATCAGGTTTTCAGCAAATGCCTCCGCGTTCTCGACAATGCCCTCGGTCTCCAGGCGGGAATACATGGCGATAATTTCTGATTTGATTACAGAAGGCGTAACAATCGCCTGGCCGGGGCCGTAATGCGTCCCGTCATCCGCCAGTTTGCAGCGCGGATACTTAGACGTGACAACACTCTTAAGGCGCCGAATGATGTAAGCCAAAGAATGGAGTGTGTTGCTGTCAAGATAACTGGTATCAGCGTCCCCCAGGCTATTTGTCTGATAGGTCGTAATGCAGCGCTCAATTCTCACATACCCACCCGCGACATAACTGGTCGCGATTCCCGATGTAAGCAGTGTCTGCTTCTCGGTAAGGGTAAATCTCTTCCCAATTGGAGAAGGCGTAATCCCAACCAGTTCAAGCGTCTGAAGCGGACGCGCCGGATCATTCTGAATAGCCGTGAGGCAGCTCCCGGCCAGCGCCCCAAGAACCTCAACCGCGAGACTCGGGCATTTCGGCTCAACGGCCATCACCGTTAAGTGCCGGTCATTAAGCCCTTTCCCAACCGCCTGAAGGTTACTGACGGTATCACGCTTCGCGGTATACACATGCCCATAAATCTGCCGGGTAGGGCTCCACCTGCCGGTTTTGTCATTCATTTCCGTGGTGAAACTCGCAATATGAGCTCCATCCGCGTATGGCATGGCGATGAAATCATACGATTCATCCCCCATGGCTGTTATAACTGCCTCCAGATCGACCTCTCCCGATCCCCCTAACAGAGTGGCAACTTCGCACGCAATGCCTTCAGGCAGTTCCTCCCCCGCCGCATATCCTTGGAAGTTCAACTGCAGAGCAATGTCATTCCCATATGCGCCGGTATTCTTTGCCTGGATCGTGACAACACCTTCTGACGCTTCAGCCGTTACCGGCAAATCGGTTTTGGCGTTAATCCCCGCAGTGACCGCCTTCGCAACTGCGGCAGCGTCTGAGGAGTTCGGGATATTAATAGCTACGCAATCCGCCCCAATGTAAACGTAAACCGTTCCCGCCGCCGTGACCGTCCCGGAAAAAGTGAGGGTTCCTGATGCTTTCTTCCCGCCTTCCGGGTCGGAGACAGCAATAGCCCATACTTCGCCAACGCTGTTATTCTCGCGGAACGCTGAATTCATCCGCGCCAGCATCGACCCATGGCCAAAAAGCTCTTTCCCCTGGCTGTCACCGGTAACCAGAACCGGGACTCCGTCTTCTGCCTTGCCACTGGATACCTTCTGCCCAATCAGAAGCGCTTTCAGGTTGTTTGACCCGATATTCGCCTGGGAATTATCAACCTCAGCATAAAAAAGCGGGACTCTGACCCCGCTGGGAATATTTGAAAACGAAATTGCCATTTAAGACCCCGCTTTTTTGTCTAAATTAACCTTAAAACTTACTGCATCAACCCAGTCCGCCGGGGCTGGATCAATTTTCGAATCAATACCTTTCAAATCAGGCAAGCCATCAAGCTCCCGCCCATGCCCCGTATCTGCGTCAACAACGTCGTAAGAAACAGAGAAAGACAGCTGAAGCGCCAGCCGGGCCCGATTAAGATCCGGATCTGAATAGCCTTCATAGACAATCTCATCCGTCTCGGCGGTTGAGGTTCCTAGAATCGCTTTGAAAATCTCAGCCTTCAGATCTTCAATCGCGTCAAAAGCATCCTGCCCTCGTTCCTGATCAGCCGTAGATACCAAAATAACAACACAAAAGATCTGTTTGACACGCTGTCGGTAATCGGTCCCCATGCTGTCCATGTCTTCCCCGATCTCTGATACCGGCAAAACAAAGGCGCAAGGCATCGGCAGATTGGTAATATCAATGGCCGCGTATTCCGCCGCGCCCCCAACCCGCCCTTCAAAACTCGAGCAGTAGGCTCTAAGAGCTGAAATGATCGTCGCTAGCTTCATCCCGATATGATCCCCGGCTTAAGTGCCTCATCAAGAATTTCCGCCATATCTTTCTGATACGCTTCATTCCCGTATTGATTGGCCGCCTCAACAATCCAATTTTTACGAGGAGCCGCTACCTTTTCCCCGTGCCTCTTTTTGTGCTGCTGTCGTCTGTCCGGCTTACGAAGCGCGTTCCTATCCGCTCCCGGCGCCCTGTGCCCCCAATACACAAAAGCGGGGTAATAAGCTCCCCGCTCCCGAATGCTATTGGTCATATAGTTGGCAACACCAACCGAAAACCCTGAATGGGACACCCGGTACTTAATCGAGCTTCTGAGTTTCCCCGTACTCATCCCCGGGAATTCATTCGCCTTCGAAACTCCTCTGGTACTGACGTTCTTCTTGGCCATCCCCTGGACTTTCTGCCCTATCTTTCGGAATGACCGTTTCAGCACCTTGGTGTCAAAATCGACAAAACGGAAGGGCTTCCGGAACCGAACCGAAAACTCAAGCGCAGATGCTTTATCCATGGAGTGCCTCACATTCAAGTGCGGTAAATCTCCCCACTCCATTCATGTCAGTGACGCGCCGGACGCGATACGTAATCCCATCGCAATCAAGCTCAATCATCCGTTTCAGACTTGGAGGGGTCGTCTGCAGTGACTTTGAGTACCGGATAATGAATCGATCTGTCACGGTTTCTTCAACATTCACCGAGTCCCAGTAATTCTGCCCGCCCACTATTTCGTGCTTCGCCCACGCTTCCAGCATCAATACTCGCTTTTCTGAAAGCGCCGAAGCCCCCGAAGAAGAGAACGCAACGTTATAAATCGCAACCCGCCTTCTCATTTCGCCTACCGTCGGAAGCTGCATATCGCCCCTCAAAAAGTTCTATACCCATCCAGCAAATGGTCATAAAACCGCCGGCCGGTAGCCACTGGGCTCTCAGACGCCCCCCGCTTCTCATACAGATCCGTTACGGTCAGAAGCACCCATGTTTTGACTGCCGCGGGGACGGTATCCACAGACTCACACAGCGCGTTGCTATCCGTCCTCTTCACGATCTCCCGCCCACATATCTGCTCACACTGCGCGGTAGCCGCGGCAATATATGCTGTGATAAGGGCGTCATCCTCGGTGTACTCAACACGCAGCTGCTTCTTCGCTGTCTCCAGATCTACGGCGCCAACAACATCACTCATTTTCCCCGCCCTTCTTCACTGCCTTCCGCGGTCTGCCCTCCGGTTTGAGAGCTTTTGCCGCCCGTGCCAGCCCGGCTTCAACCAAAACAATGGCATATGGGTCATAAATCTCTTCAACATCTCCAGCCTTGTGACGCCCAATCATTGAAAGGCTGTCTTTCAGAAATTCAATTCGCATACAAAAAGCGGGAGAGTTTCCTCTCCCGCCCCAGTCAAACCAAACGGTTATGGCTTATCAGGCCTCAGGAACAGCGAGCGCGCCGCCGATAACCGCGTTGGAATGCTCAACCGCAAGCGCAAGACGACGTTCAGCTCGGATCGTATAGAGGTTCTTGATGAAGTCATCCTCATTCTGCGCGGCAATGTCGACCACCGTAGACATACGGTCATAGACCGTTGCGGCACGGGCGAAGTCGCCGGCAAGGAACTTGCCCTTAGCCATAGCGGCAGACTCAACTACGCGGACTCCCCAGATCGAAGACGACGCGAAGGAGTTAGCCGGAGACCCAAGCAGATACACACCATCCGTCGCCTTCAGACCCTGAAGAACCGCCCAATCCATCGGATTAAGCACTACCGCGCTTGTGCGGAAGCCCGCGGCGTTAATAGTCGCGAAGCTCACGCGGAGCAGGTCAAGCATCGTCGAGCCGGCGCCGCCAATGTCGGCAAGCTTAAAGCTCTGAGCGGTATAGTTCCCCGCCGCCATAATGCCGGACAGATTGGGAGAAGTCCCATCCCCTGTCAGAAGCTGATCCTCAGCCGCAAGGTTCACACCGTAGATCATGCGCGCGTTAATGAAAGCCTGGAGAGCCGGAGCATCATCAGCAAGCTGACGGGTAATCTTGGTCCAATGCGCGATCACCTGAACAGGGGTCTGCTTCAGTTCGAACTCGAAAGAGGAGGCGGGCTTCATCGCCGCCTCCGCGACCGTAGCGGCTCCATTCGTGAAAGTCTTCTCACGCATGTACTCAATCGTCTGGGCCGCAGTCGGAATCCTCGGGAAGAGCCCCTCAATCGTAAGCTCACGAGTGTCAAGCGGGGCAATACCCGGGACACGATACGGAACCAGTTTTGCCTGAGCCGAAGTGACGGGATTCTCTGCCGACTTATTCGAAACCTCAGCCGACGCGGAACGAGCGCCCGAAGTGCCCTTGAAGCGCTTATAGGAATCAGAGTTTACAAACTGCGCCCCAATCGATTTATCAACCAGATCGGCGGCACCCTCTGCCTTCTGGGCTTTCTGCTGGATATCCAGCAGCTGGCGGGAAAAAAGCACCTGCTTCTCTCCCAGCTCGTCAATCTTCTTCTGGACATCCGCCTGCGCGGCTTCGCCCTTCTTAACGGATTCCTGCATGCCCGCGATAGAGGCGTCAATCTTGGAAAGAGCCTCAAGAGCGGTATTGATTTCTTCTGTTGCCATATATCAGTTCCTCTGATAGTTAGAACCTTCCGGCGATAGTCTTAAGTTTCGCCAGTACCTGTTTTTCAGCTTCAGACTCAGAATCCCTCTGATCCCTTTCGCTGAGAATCAGCTCTTTGGCCTTCGAAATAAAGGCCTGAGCCTGAGCTTTGGACAGGCCTGCGTCCCGCAGGTTCTCTTCAAGCTCCCGAATAGAAATTGCTCCCTGAATGTCTTCACACTTCACCAGGCCAATACGCGCCCGGTCATCAGCGGGGAATGTGCAGACTGAAATTTCCCGCAGCCCGGAAACTGATTTGATGTTCCGTCCGCCGTCCTCGTTCCAGTCATAGTCCTGTTTGGAAAGCAGGATCCCAACGGAGAGCCCGTCAATCGTCCCCGCTCTCATCGCTTCATAGACATCCCGGGCCTTTTGAATCGAAAGGGTCAGCTTCCCTTCAACATAAAGTCCCTGGGCGTTCTCCTTCATCGCCGTATACCGACCAATCGGGAGATCCATCGTGTTGTGGTTCAGGAAGATCGGCGGCATTTTCTCTCCCAGGACCTTTTGATAGGCTCCGGGGAGAATGGTGTCACCATAGCTGTCAATGCCGTTGAACTTTGAGGCGTAACCGCGGAAAACTCCCGCGTCTCCTTCTGTCTTCAGTTCCACATCATCGAGCGAAAGCGTCTTTTCAATAATCTGCGTCATATGCGCCTCACTGCTTAATTGGTTCCCCCAGCGGGGTCTGGCTGGTGTTTTTCTGCTCCCCAAGCTTGTCAAGCGGGACAAGATTGTTCTGGGCAGTCAGCGCGTCCGCGCCATCCACAACCGGAAGGTTCTCGAGCCGCCTCACCTCATTCCGTGTCATGAAGCCGTTCTGGAGTGCTTTGCTGTAGCTGTCATACCGACTGGCGATATTCGCTCTCTGAAGCGCGCTCATCTTGAACTCGCAATTAAGCGTCTCGCTTTCGAGAACCGTAAACAGCGTTTTCGTAAGCGTTTGTTCAAGGCCAGTGCAAAGCGGCTGAATCGTCGACCGATAAAAGCCTTCAATAATCTGCTCAAGCCCACTTGCCGCCGTACCGCCAGAGCTATTAAGAAGCGCGCTGGGAACACCAAACCACCTACCTATCTCCTCAATCCCAAACTGCCGGGTTTCCAGCAGCTGCGCGTCAGCGGCCGACATCGCGATCTGCTGATATTTCATATCCCCCGGGAGAACATGAAGCCAATCGCTTGAATTCCCGGTCACCGGCGGGAGATTCCCATATCGCTCCCTCAGCTGCCGAATCTGGTCTTCCGTCAGATCCTGGTCAATCATCAGCAGACCGGTCAGCTGGTTGCCATTACCGTACATCGTTGTGGCATTCTTCTGCGCATTCACAAGCTCTGCCGTGGTTGCCTGCATATACTCGAGCGTAGACAACCCCACAATGCCGTTCCCCAGCCCCTTCCAATGCAGAATTTTGTCGGCTCTGAACTCGTAGAGGTTCCCGTCCTTGTAATACTGATAGACAACCTCGCCATTTACCACGCCGACCTCCATCTGGTCAGCGGCAAGAGGTGTCAGACTCACAAGCTGCCCCGCACCGTCCCTTGTAATGAGCGCATACGCATTCCCTCGAAGGAACCGATTCAGCCCCATCGCGAGCCAGAAATCATGCGGCGTCATATTGGCATTTGGCGCGCGGAGCACCTGCCACACTCGGCAATTCCGTTCTTCCTCCCGATTCCCATCAGAATCTCTGCGATAAACAACAATGGGCAGAGACGCTATTGTTTCCGCAAGCAGAGTGACGCATGACCATACTGCCGAAAGCTGAAGGCCATGGTCCGGCGGAATCGGACGGACGCCGCTGACGGCTGCCCCCGTTGGCAATCGGTTCTGGACCCCGGACGCGTCGCCGATAGGTGAGCCCCACCCCACCATATGGGCAATAGACCCAAAAATAGAGGATATCTTCATAATTTGAGAAACTCATTCAAATCCATTGCCCGGTGCTCGTCATTCAGCAATGCCCGGGAGAGCGCCATGATCCCTGCTACAACCCCGTCAATCTTGTTCTCCGGAGCGTCCTTCCTGGGATAAATGTTCTCCTTGACATCAACATGACAGACCACGTTGCTTACCATCCATGTAAGAACCGGGTCTCCGTTGAAATGCAGACGATGATCAAGTGCCAATGCCTGAAACTGCTTCATAGGATCAGAAAGGTTCGCGACGGTCTGTTTGCAAAGCACCATAGGCACACCGTCATCGCTGAGTTCTTTCGAGAGCTGTACGGCCTGGAATGGGTCATAAGCCACTGATTGAACGGAGTAGCGCCCACAATCCTCAAGGATTGAATCTCGTATCTCGGCGAAATCCGTCACTGGACCTTCACAAACATGGAGATACCCCAAGTACTCCCACCCCTGGTATTGAGAATTCACCCCTCGTTCAATCGCCGTTCTTGGGAGCCAATAATCCCCAAACAGGTAGTAGTGGCTGGAACCATCAATCTTTTTCTGGAAAATCTTCACCTTCGCCGTCATGTCGCTCGTAGAAGCAAGGTCAAGCCCCAGCCAGCACGGCTCTCCGTCAAAATCCGACTCATCCAGACTTTCATCCGCGCAGGCATCCCACGCCTTCATGTCCATCCAGCCGACATCCGCGTTGCACCAGACATCAAGATGCTTCGTCTTGAAGTTGTTCTCAGCGCTGGGCGTCGCGATCGCTTTTGCCTGCAATGCCCGTATGACCTCAGGCCGGACAGACACCCCCCAGTTCGGGTTGGCTTTTGCCAGCGCCTCGCCACTCTTCCAGTCATCATCCGGATCCAGCGTGTAGATGATCCCAAAATAGGATTCGTCCTGAAGCGACCCTGAAAGAATCTTTGTTACGAGCGTGCGCTGCTCGTAACAGATGCCCGCACGGTCAACGCCTGCCGTTGTGATCGAAACCATTAGCGAATTTCTGCGCTTCCCCAGCGATGTCTCAACAACGTCGAAAACATCTCTCTTCTTATGCGCATGAAGTTCGTCAATAATGGCCAGATGCGTGTTCAGGCCATCCAAAGTAGACCCTTCCGCACTCTTCGCCTGAAAGGTTGAATTGGTCGCGGGGACATACAGTGCGTGCGCAGTAACCTCCAGCCCATACGCTTCCTGCAGCGCGCGATTACCCCGCGCCATCGTCTGCGCATCACCAAAGACGATTTTCGCCTGCTCCCGCGTTGTCGCGAAGCTATACACCTCTGCCCCGGGCTCGTGATCCGCACAAAGGCAGAAAAGCCCAATTCCCGACAGAAGCGTCGACTTGCCGTTCCCTCTCCCGACTTCCACATAGGCTGACCGGAATCGCCGATTACCCGCCTTCGCCTTCCACCCAAACAAGGTAGTCAGGAGAAAACATTGCCAGGGCTCTAGGTGAATCGCCCTGCCCGCTAACTCCCCCTTTGTGTGCGTCAGATTCTCAATGAACCAGCATGGCCGGGAAGCCTCTTTTTCGTCAAAGTAGTAGTCACCACCCTCGGGACCCCATCGCCTCAGGTCATTTAACTGGCGCTGAACTGCCTGCTTCACAAAGGAACAAGCGGGCACACTCCCATCCAATACGCCGCTCATGTACTCCTTGGCTATAGCAACGTAATCAGGTTTCTTCATCAGGCTTCAAAAGGATTTTTCTCTAACAGCTCTTCTTCCTGCGCGGGCGCGTGCGCGCGGGAGACAGGGGTAAAACCAAGCTCTTTTTCAAGCTTGATCAGCGTCCCGACAAGAATCTGCATCGCTTGAAACTCCGGGCTGAGTTTCCTCCTCCCGGTCGTTTCTTCCTCATCAAAAAGGGCTCCATGCTCTACTGTTTTTGCCATCCGACGCCACAGAGCATACGTGCGGCACCATTGCTCAAGCGCCGGCCCGTCTACAACCGACAGCCGCCCCTTCGGCGCGTTCTTGACCGCAAGCACCCATACCTCTTTTGCGTCTCCCGGAATCCCGACGGGAGGTTCTTCAGATAAAACACTCCCCGAAACCGGGTACGGCTTGGAAGAACGGCATTTCTGCAGCGTCCCTCTGGCCGATTTCTCCGCATCGGATTTTCTGAGCCTGGGCATATCCAAAAATTGAAAAGCACGCGTAAAAAATTGGTGAAGGGCGCGGTCTCAGGGGCTTTTGCGTCCAAAATCTGACCCGCCTCACCCCCTCTTAAATCACGGGGCTTGCTGGCTCAGCATGCTGGTGAGCGTGTGTTTGATCAGCTCCATAGAGATAGGCACCATCAGTTCAGAAGCTGTACGCTTCACTTCCCTCCAGACCTTGCTGGAACGGAGAGCGTCAAGCATGTCGTGCCCGGCAAAGGTCAGCCTCGGGTAGGCTTCTCTGTCATACCCCCAGCTTCCATCCTCAAGGCGGCGGACATGGAGACCTTCAATAAGCCCCGCGTCTTCCGCCAGCAGAAGATGCCCGCAGTACAGATCCTCGTCTGCTTCGTCAATGGACGTCAGGCGATCAATGACCCGCTCTCGTTCTATGTCTTCAAGAACGTGTAGCAACTGTTCCCAGTCTCTAACCATGCTTCACCTTATTCCTAAAGCCGCCTTGCCCCTGCTTCGTCAGCTCACCTTCTCCGATTCAATCAGTTTGACCAAGATGTTTGTTTTGCAATCACTGAGCCGGGACGACAGATTCAAAACATTGAGTTCCCGAAGCCGCCGTCCTCGCTGGCAGTCTTACGGCTGTGGCACGCATGGCACAGCGCCTGCCAGTTGTTCTGATCCCACATAAGCTTCTGGTTCCCCCGATGCGGGATGATGTGATCCACATCAGTTGCCTTAACCAGCAACCCACGCTTCAGACACTCCTCACATAGTGGGTGTTCTTTCAGGAATGCCGCTCTGCGCTTCCGCCACTTAGAACCATAGCCACGTTCAGCGGAAGAGCCTTTGAATCTCTTCCGCCTCGCTTCGCGTTCCTCCGCCTGTTCTTTGCCCTTCTCTTTATGACGGGCACAGTACTTTTCAGACAGAGGGATAGCTTCCTGACAGCCTGGGTAAGCGCAAATATGCAATAAAGCCATCTTCAGCCCTTCCTGAGGGGCTCCGAGACGAAATTAGCCAAGGATTTGGTTTCTAGCACAGATCCTTTGACCATAACCTCCCCAAAAATTCGGACTTGATCCCCGCCTATTTCAACCCTGGAGTCTTTGCCCAGCTTAAGGATGGCCTTCACACCTTTTCTGCTGTTTTCGTTTCTCTCCACGCGAAGTCTCCCGCACAAAAAAATCCCCGGATCTGCGTACGGATCCGAGGATGGAGTTGTATATCTGGAGGAGTTAACCAGCACCTACACGCTGTTTCTTTCGGGCACAACAAGAGAGCCAACCGGCTCTCCAATCGTACTTCTTGCGTCTTTCGCTTACTGGTACCCCCAATTATATCCCATTATTTTATTTTTTCAAGAGCAATCCCGAGCGTAAAACTCCAGGATATTAGAAAGCATGACCGAAGCGCTGTGAATCTCCTCATCGAACCTTCTTTTGCTTAGCCCCATCGCCCGGCCAATTCTTCCTACCGAGAGAGACGGGCGAAGGTAGAGCGCGCAAACCATAAGCCTGTACTTCTCCGGATAGAGTGGAGAACACAGCGCTCGCTCAACCCTGGCGGCGTCTTTTACATCTACAGGGCTGCAATCTTTCTCACACTCGTTCGCTATGCCTCTGCCTTCCGCCCCGTACAGGGCGATCATCTTCGCAAGCCACGATGCGCGTAAGCAT